ACGCCGATTCCCACAAATTCCTCATCGAGACTCACTGGCACACCTGCGACATACAACTACTCTTTTACCTATGAGTTTGTTGACTCTCTTAACAATATTCACGAATCAGTAACCACGCCCACCAGGCAGGTTGATACGTCTTCGACCAAAACCGCAATCTGCGCAAGGGTCTACGCATGTGACGCGACATTGAAGCGCGGCAATGTTCGAGTCACAATGTACAGAAGCACCCCGTCAGGAGATGGCCCACTTCTTAAAAAGGTAAAAACCGCCACCCTCGATGCTAGTCAGAGGCATTTTACTTTTCTTGATTATGGCGAAGATATTGAAGAGTTTGATAGGGCGCCAGTCATCTACACCACAGGCGGTGTGCTCGATAACGATCAGCCTGGCTCGATCACGGACATTATTGAACACAGGGGGCGCGTATTTATTGCGACTCCTACAGAGTTTGTAAGGTTTTCTAAGCCACTACGCCAGGCCTTTGCGCCGGGTTTTCCTGTGCCAGGTTTTGTGATTGACGTGCCTGGCGATTCGTCTGACATCACGGCAATTGAATCAAACGTAAACTTTTTGTCTATCTTTACAGAAAAAGCTGTGTTGGCGGTTCAGGGTGACGGGCCGAACGCGATTGGTGCAGGTGCTTTTTCTCCGCCGAATGTCATTGGCCAAGGGCAGGGCGCAAAGCCAGGCAGTCCGCATCTGTCTCATTCAATGGGTACATTCTATGTCTCAGACAGAGGTATTTACTTGGTTCAACCCAACGCTCAAATCTCCTATGTTGGCGCGGCTTTAGAGGATGCTTTCGAAGACATGTCTATCAAAAGCATTTTGCTTTTCGATCATCTAAACGAAATACGATTTCTATGTGAAGACAGCACAGCAAAGTTTGGTTCAAGTGATGCTCATGTGTTTGTATTTAACACGTACTACAAGCTTTGGTACCGATGGCAGGTAAATTTGGCCAGAGCCATTGATCAAATCAACTACTCGGCAACAGACGGTGTCAACTCTGCTGACGACACGCATTTCCTTTTGACGTCCGGGGGAGTAATTCACCAGCAGTCAGACACTTTGTATCAAGACAACGGTGTGAGTTATGACGTCGTTGTCAATTTGAGACCTATCGCGGCGGCTGGGCTACAAGGGGTGCAGAGGATTTATAGGGCAATGATCCTTTATGATTACAAATCCGACTCCAACACAGCTGTGTCTGTGGCGTATGATTACGGAGCATCAAGCGCAATCTACAGCATAAATCCGGCGCCATCAGATGAACCTAACAATTTGCGTTTTCATCTGGCAAAACAAAAGTGCCGCGCGATTGAAATTGCAATTGCGTTTTCTGCGACAGGCGAAGGCATGACTCTCAACGGTGTGGCATTAGAGGCTGGAGCGAAGCCAGGCACCTTCAAGCTCCCAACAACCAAGACAATGTCAAAAGTGTAGGTGACCCATGGTTCAGCCAAATAAAGCAGCGCAACAGTTCTTTCAAGCTCCTCGCCAAGCCCTACCGAGGCAATTGCCAATGTCTGGTGCTCAAATTGGTACAGAATACGCAGAAGATCTGGCGCGACAGGCAGCAATTGGCCCTGTGGCTCCTGTGGTCGCTGTGCAGAAGGGCAAAAAAGTTCTCGAGTCTACAGGCAATCAAGCGATACGAGATGAAGCACGCGCGCGTGGGCAAGACTTTAGAGCAAGAGCAAACGCCATGCTTAAGCTGCAACAGTTAGAGTCTCTTGCAAAAGCCAAAGACTTTGCAAGCGAAACTGAGCGCATGAAAAATTTTGGAGACGCAACTCTGCGAGCTGGAACAGGCATAGCAAGTGTCGTGGCAGATGCTTTGGCTGCGCAGAAGAAGCTTGAAGATGGGCTAGTAAAAGCGGCGAAGCAAGGCGATGAGTCTATGCAACGTTTTCTTGAGGCAAACCCTGATGCGAGTTTCAGTGCAGAGGTTTTAAACCGAGCTGAAGCAGCGATTCCGGGCAGGCAAGACGCACGAGAAGCAAGACAGGGTCAATTTACTAGTGACGAGTTTATTCCTGCGTCAGTCATAGCCGACCGACAAAGCATGATGGATGCCGACCTTCGTAGACGTCAGTTTCTCGAGGAGAATCCTTTTGTGTCTGCGCCACGAGAAATACCAATGGCTGTCTCCGATGTTGCGGGTATGCCCTCAGTCGACTTACCACTGAATCTGCCCCCAGACACGCGCACTGATATGGAGAGAGATCTCGATTTTTTTGCGCGAGAGGCTGCTCAAGCAGAGCCATTGAGCTTAGATTTTAGGCAGCAACTCATGGAGTCGAATAATCCTCGAGCTGTCTTTGACGTGATTGATAGTCCAGAGCGACAGGCAGAAGCATTGGCGATGGGGGCTCCTCGGCAGCCTGTTGAGCTAGCAAGACCTTCTGATGATCGAGGAATTGAACTTCAGGGTGTTAGGCCTGGCGTCCCCCTTGATACACAGGTTGTAGATGACGCAACGCGTCCTTTGATGGATGTTGCAACCGACCAAGCGATTGATCCAAACATTGACCTAGGTCTTACTCCTCAAGAAAGCCCTAGAGCTCAAGAAATCAGAACGCAGCAACAGCAGCTCACACCCGATCAGCGTCGCGCAAAAAAACGCGCCATCGATGAGCAGCTGGAAAGATTAGGCATTGGGTATGACATGATACAGAATGTCTCTTCTGCGGGCAGAGAGGCTCTACTGAGTGAATTTCTAAATGCGCTTCAAAGGGGGACCTAAAGATGTCGATAATGCAGGAGCTTCAAAAAAGACGACAAAAGGAAAACGCAAGGCGTGATGCTTTAGGCGCCTACGGTCGGAGCACAGAGGACAGGGGCAGGGCGTCAGGGCTCAAAGGACCAGCGTTAGGTCAATTTATGAACCTGGGCGAAGAGCAGCGACGGCTGCGACAAAGAGACAGCCGTAGTGATGCTGCTGAGGCTATATTGGCGCAACAGCAAGAAATTGCCGGGGCGCAACGAGGCGTAGCAGCAGCTCAACGTGGTCCTTTTGCTGGTGCGGGAATGCAATCAGCTGAGCGCGCAATTGGTCAAACCGGTGCCGCTGCTGCCGCGCAAGCCGCTGAAGCGGATGCCGCTAGAATGTCTCAGCTCGGCCAGCAAATGGAGCAAATGCAGTACCAGGGAGAGGTAATGCGTTTTCAGGAACAAGAGCGACAACGACAATTAGAAGAGCAGCGCAAAAGTGCCCTTGGCGGTGTCCTTGGCGGCTTGGCTGGCGCTGGCTTGGGTGCGTTGGGTTTTATGGCTGGAGGACCTCTAGGCGCCGCGCTTGGTCCAGCTCTCATGGGTGCTGGCGGTCAGTTTGGTGGTGGCCTTGGGCAAATGATCTCCGATGAGCGCATGAAATCAAACGTCAAAGACGGGTCAGCAAAAGCGCAGCAGTTCCTCGACGAGATCAATGCAAAAGAATACGATGTGAACGGTAAGCGGGACTTTGGTGTTATGGCTCAAGATTTGCCAGAGGACATGGTTAAAGACATGGGCGGCATCAAAACAATCCCGCAAGGCTTTGGTAAAGTAATTGCTGCTCTTGGTCAGATCGATAAGCGACTCAAGAAGATTGAAGAAATGGCGGAGTAGAAAATGGCTGACGGATCATCACAAATGACCGAGGAGCAAATCGCACAAATACTTGAGGAATCACAGTCTTTGCCTGAGGAGCGCGAGCAAGACAACAGAGACGCTGTGAGGAATTTCTTAAGCAATATGTTTTCTGCTCCTAGGACAGCTGTCGCGGAGGCTGCGGGTCTAGTCACACCTGTGGATCCATCTACACTTGTTTCAGATCCAGAGGTTCAACGTCAAAAGGACTTACAGAAATTTTTAGGTGGTAAGTTTGGAGAAGCAGAGCAAGTGGGTCAGGCCGGAATGGGGATGCGTCTTGCGGAAAATCAAAGAATTGCAGCAAGAAGAGGCCCCGTGCCTCAGGCGCCACAGCCCACCGTTCCTGCTCGAGAACAGGCAGAAGAAGAAAAGAAGCCTACAAAAACAGAGGTCGCAGATGCGATTGGCGGCAGGCAAAAGTTACCAGCCGCTCCAACTCGAGCGAGTATGTCATTAAGTACGCGCACCACCCCTAAGACAGAGGTTAAAAATGCGTATGACACTTACCTTGAGGCTAATAAGCTAGCAGAGCAAGGCTATAAGGCAGCTCGTGATTATGAGTCACTTGAGAAGCTGCAGGCTCAAGCAGCTCTGACAGACGCCAAAGAAAAGTTGGCGGAAGCAGATGACCTACGTGGCAGGTTTCGGTTTGACCCAGGCAGAGCAATGCCAACGTTGGGTAGCAAAATTGCGGCAGGTATCGCAATCGCTCTCGGCGCCGCATCGCAGGGCTTAAGAGGTGGGGGCGGACCAAATATTGGCCTAGACATGATTAACAAGATTATCGATCGCGAAATGAAAACTCAGCAATCGCAATACAATCAGCTTGGCGACCGAGTCAAAACTGCCAACAATCTTTTCGCGCGCAATTTAAAAATCCTAGGAGACGAAAAAGCTGCCGAGTTTAAGACGAGACAATCAATTATTGGGGAAACTAAATCCAAAATTGACACACTGTTAAAAAAAGCTGGTCAGGAGCAACTTAACATGCGTCTGCAAGCTCAGCTTGATCAACAAATGCGTGCTCTATCTATGAAAGCAACTGCGTCAATGATGGGTGGTGGCAGAGGTAAGCCCGCTTCATTTGAACAAGCTCGCGCAACAAAAGACGATCTCTTTAGGGCATCCAATGCCGTTGAAAATATTAGACAAGCTAGGATATTCCTCAGCAGCGTTAAAGACATTGGCCCGAAGTTAGCGAAACTCGTGAATGAAGAAAACCTTTTTGGTGTCTTAGGCGGTCTAAGTGGCAATGAATTTAAAACAAAATTCATGCGACTAACAAATGAAGCTTTAAATGAAATGGATGCCGAAGGACGTCGAAATTCAATTAGCAATTTCGTAAATGTCCTACTCACAGAAGTAAGTAGCGACTACGCAAACCTTGACGCCTATCGGCAGTTGATCCAGATGCTGGCGTTCTCAATGGCGTCCGCCGGTCAGTCATCCTCAAGTATTTCAAACAGAGACGTGCAGATGTTTGTTGACGTGCTTGGTGCGTCAAGCAAGAACCCGGAAATCTTAGCGGGATACGTTCTGCATCTTGAAGAAAAAGCCATGTTTGACAAAGCCATGGCAGCATACCTTATGACCGAACAGCCGAGCCTCGGTGGTCGAACAGGCCTACAGGCAGGCATGCGGTACGATGACGCACTGAGACATGTCTCAAACCTACCGCAGTACAAAGATAACATGGATGGTGGCACGCTTAAAACGACCTTCATCCGAGCGCTGGAAAACGGTTCGTTAGAGGCGCCGGAGCAACTACGCAACAGCATACTTTTGGGTTACACAATAGATGGCTGAGATGCTTTACTTTAACGCTGGCGGCAGGTTTGTAGCGATTCCTGCCGACGACCAAGAGGCTTTAGATGAGGCCGCAAGGCTTAATCTTGATCCAGTGTCGCAAGAAGAAGGCAATCGTCGTCGTCTGCGTTCGGAGTACAGGGACTCGCCACTTGCTGCTGCCGCTCTTGGTGCCTTTCAGGTGCCAACAATTGGCATGGGCGCAGGCATACTCGAGAAGACTGGGTTTATAGAGCCTGGCACCACAGAGGCAATCGCAAAAGAAAACCCCATTGCGTATTACGGAACTGAAGTAATCGGCAGCTTGTTTGGCCCGATGCTTATTCGCGGTGCAGCTAAGGGCACAAGCTACGCTGGTCGTATCCTAGAAGGTGCAAATGTCGTTGGCGGTAAAACTGCGCGCAAGGCTGGTGAGGCTGCAGAAAAAGCCGCAGAGGCGTATCTCAAGATTGCACCAGACAATGCTCTCACTCGAGTTGGTGAGAAGGTTCAAAACCGTATTGCTCAAACCATTATTAAGGAGTCTACCGAAAACGCGTCTCGACTGCAGCGGGCAGCAGGGACTGTTCTTCCGCTGGGAGTTAGAGGGGTTGCAGAGGGCAGTGTGTATGGTGCTGCATATGGCATCAACGAAGAGCTGATCACTAATCCGGATGCCACTGCTGAGCAAATCCTCTCGTCCGCCATCGAGGGCACAGCCGGTGGTGCGTTTATGGGACCTCTGTTTGCCCTAGGTCTACCTGCTGCTGTAGGTGGCGTAGCGTTGTCCGGTAAAGCCGCCACAGGTATTGCTAGAAGCATTTACGGCGACATGGTTGAAAGACACGGAGAGAAGTTTGGTAAGGCTCTTTCGTCAATCTTCATTCATGGTGGCGATGAGATCAGGGGAAAATTTCAAAAGCTCTTTGGCAACATCGCAAGTGGTAAACTTTCTCTTGATGAGTACACGCGAGCGGTGGCGGATGTTGAGGGCGTGCGCACCAAGGTGGCGGCCACAGCCGCAAGACATGACCTAGAGTCACAACTGCTAACAGCTCAAGCGCAGGTAAAGAGACAGGAGATACGACTTAGCAAAGGAGACGCAGCAGAACGTCGTCGAATCGGTAAAGATGAGCAAAAAGCCGCAGTTAAGCGGTACGACGAGCAGATCAAC